CATTTAAGGATATAAGTCTGTCTTTTTCACCACATCCAGTGACAAAAGACCTTCCTGTGCTTGTAAATGAGCGAGCAGTAATCAGATCAGTGAGGAATTTAGTTGAAACAATACCTACAGAGAGGTTTTTTAACTCTCTCTTAGGTACTGACATTCGTGATATGTTGTTTGAAAATTATGATCGTACTCACGTAATGATGATTGAAGAGCAAATTCGTGAAACATTGAGTAATTTTGAACCTAGAGTTAGTAATGTGGGTGCTACTGTTAAAGCTAAACCAGATGATAATACATTAGATGTATCTGTATTTTTTGATATTACTGGATTGGATTTACCAACTCAATCATTTTCCTTTATTTTAGAACCAACGAGATAATATGCCCTTTACACAGTTTACTAGTTTAGACTTTGCCGACATCAAAGTACAGATAAAAGATTTTCTTCGTTCAAATTCAAATTTCACTGACTTTGATTTTGAAGGTTCTAACTTCTCAGTTTTACTTGATACCCTAGCGTATAATACATATATTAATGCATTTAACGCAAATTTAGTTGCAAACGAATCATTTTTAGACTCTGCAACTTTAAGAGAGAATGTAATATCACTTGCAAGGAATATTGGTTATGTACCACGTTCAAAAACCGCTGCAACAGCACAAGTTAGTATTTCTGATGTAAATGTAGGTGCGACAAATGATAATACTACAAAGTTTTTAACCCTTCAAGCAGGTTTAGTTTGTGTAGGAAGTTCTGGTAATACAACTTATAGATTTTCTCTACCAGATAATATAACTTCAACTAGAGTAGTTGATATAGGTGGCACATCATTTGCTAAATTTGATGAACCAATTACGATACACGAAGGAACTCTCCTTCAAAGAGTTTATCGTGTTGATGCGTCAATAGATCAAAGGTTTATAATTGATAGTCCGAATATTGATAGTTCAACTATAAGAGCATTTGTATCAGGACCTGCTGATGTTTCCATTGGTCGAAAATATAAAATGGTAGACAACATATTGAATATTGATAAGAATTCAGAAATATTCCTTTCTCAGGAAGTGCAAGATGAAAAATATGAAATAATATTTGGTGATGGATTATTCGGACGTAAGTTAGAGAATAATTCAGTTATAACAGTAAAGTATATTGTAACTGAAGGTGAAACTGGTAACGGAGCATCTAATTTTAGTTTCCAAGGTACTTTTACAAAAAGCGATGGAACAATCTTTACACCATCTGATAGTTTAACAGTAACTACCGTCTCAAACGCTTCTAATGGTGCTGAAGTTGAGGATGTGTCTTCTATTAAGTATTTTGCTCCAAGACTTTATTCAGCACAATATAGAGCAGTTACACCAAGAGATTATGAGGCAATAATTGGTACAATTTTCCCTCAAACAGAATCTGTAGCGGTTGTTGGTGGAGAGGAGTTAGATCCACCACAATTTGGTAAAGTTCAAATCAGTATCAAACCAAAAAATGGTACTTTTGTATCAGACTTTGACAAATCACAAATAAAAAATAAACTAAAGAATTACGCTATAGCTGGTATCAATTCTGAAATTGTTGATCTTAAACTACTATATGTGGAAATCAATTGCACAGCATATTATAATCCATCACAAATAGCATCTGCAACGGATTTAAGAACTGGAATTATTAATTCATTAAATGAATATGCAAATAATGTAGAGATTAATAAATTCGGTGGTAGATTTAAATACAGTAAAGTGAGTACTCTAATTGATCGTGTTGATAATGGAATTACCTCAAACATCACTAAAGTTATTATAAGAAGAGATTTGAAAGCACTGTTAAATCAGTTTGCACAATATGAATTATGTTATGGTAATAAATTTAATATCAATCCTGCAGGATTTAACGTCAAGAGCACAGGATTTACTATTAATGGTTTCAATGATACTGCTTATATTACTGACGTTCCAAATAAAAATGCCTCTGGAGCATTAGATGGAAGTATGAAGGGAACTCTTAGTATCGTAACTAAAAATAATAAAGGTGAACAAAGAGTTGTTGTAAAAGATGCTGGTATGGTTGATTATAAAAAGGGTGAGATCATATTAAATACTATTAATATCACATCAACTGTGAATCAAAATAATATAATTGAGATTCAAGCATTTCCTGAATCAAATGATGTAATTGGATTGAAAGATTTATATCTTAATTTTGACGTATCGAAAAGCACAATAAATACTGTGAAGGACGTAATTGCATCAGGAGAAGATGTATCAGGAGTCGTATTCCAGAGAGATTACTACACATCAAGTTACTCTAACGGAGATTTAGAGAGGAAATAATTTATGTCACAAATTGACAAAAGAATACAAGTCAATACTATCATTAAAAATCAGTTACCAGAATTTGTGGTATCTGATTTTCCGAATGCTACTGAATTTTTAAAACAATATTACATATCACAAGAGTTTCAAGGTGGTGCTCAAGATTTAATTACTAATTTTGACCAATATTTAAAAGTTGAAAACTTAGTTCCTGAAGCAGTTGTAGGTGTAACAACCATCTCTGCAGCGATATCAACTTCTGATACTACTATAACAGTTCCTAGTACTAAAGGTTTTCCATCTGAATATGGATTACTTAAGATAGATGATGAAATAATTTCATATACAGGTATAACTTCGACAACTTTTACAGGATGTATTCGTGGTTTTAGTGGTATTACAGGATATAATGTTGGTATTTCCTCTTCTTTACTGGATATAAATCAAGAGAGTTTAAAATTTAACAGCACACTAGCAGCATCTCACACATCAGGTTCGTCTTTAACAAACTTATCTGTTCTATTTCTTCAAGAATTTTTTAGAAAGTTTAAGAAAACTTTTTTACCTGGATTAGAAAATAATGATTTTGCAGATAATTTGGATGTAGGTAACTTCTCAAAGTTTGCTCGTTCATTTTATCAGTCAAAAGGTATTGAAGAGTCTGTAAAAATTTTATTTAAGGTATTATTTGGAGTTGAAGCAAGAGTTCTTGATTTAGAAGGAAATCTAATAAAACCATCTGACGCTGAATTTATAAGAAGAGAAGTAGTTGTAGCAGACTTAATTACACCAAATGGAGAACCACAGAACTTAACTGGACAAACAATATTTAAATCAACTGACACTTCTACAAACGCATCTGTATCTGAAGTTGAGATTATAAAAAGAGATGGAAAAAATTATTTTAAACTTGCTTTATTTGTTGGATTTAGTGACCGTGACTTAATTGAAGGAGTTTTTACAGTTCCAGGTAATACAAAAGTTTTAGATAATGTTACTGCAGGTGCTACAATAATTAATGTTGACTCAACTGTTGGGTTTGGTACAACTGGTACTATAATTAGCGGTGCTAATTCTGAGATAAATTATACATCAAAGTCAATAAATCAGTTTTTTGGATGTAGTGGGATTGGAGTAGGTATAGGTACTGCAGATGATATTAGGGCAAATGAAACAATTTTTGGTTATGAAAATGGAGATTTATCAAAAAGAATTGATTTAAGAATCACTGGTGTATTATCTGAGTTAGTTCCAATTACTGATATTAGTCTTATTAATGAGGGAGAAAATTTCTTTGTTAAAAATATTGGTGAAAAGATTGAAAATGATAACGAAAATTATAAACAAATATTTGCTAACTCTTGGATTTACAACACAAGTTCTAGATTTCAAGTCGATATACCAGTTGGAGGTTCAACCTTTACATTAAGAACTCCTATTGATAAATCTTCACTTAAGGTAGGTGATAGATTTGATATATTAAAGAGAAACGAACAAGTCATTGCTGGTAGTGGTACTGTCGCTAGTATCAACGTTGGACTAAATCAGATTACAGTATCTAACATAGCTGGATTTACACAAGACGCAAATCAATTATATGATATTCGTAGAAAAGTTGAAAAGGTAACTAGCTCTGGAGTTAATATTTCCAAAGGTAATGAATCTTTAATTGCAGATACATTGAGTGTGTACACTGATGGTAATGAAGATGGTTACGTTGCATCTAACTCTTTACCAAGTTATGACATTACTACTGATATAATTGAAGAGACCCTTACAGGAGGAACTACTGCTGGATTAGATGGTTTTAATCCATTAAATGATAGATATAGTTTTATTAATTTTAATATTAGTCGAAATTTAAAATTTATTCAGGGTGATGCTGTTACTTATTTACCTGAAGGTGATGGACTTGTTGGATTAGACACTGGAAGAACATATTTCGTAGATCCTGTGATACCAGAACCAGGACAAGATATTACAAAAATTAGAATATTCAATTCTTTAGCACAAATTGGTTCTGCAAGCACAGTTCAGGTCGGACCAACTACTTCTACTACTGATGTACATAGATTTGTATTAGAGAAGCATAAAAGCAGAACATTAGATGCAGATAAGATATTAAGAAAAATACCTTTATCTCAGAACCTATTTGTAAGTTCAAATCAGGATATACCTACAACTGATATTGGAATATTAATTAATGGTGTACAAGTGCGTTCACCTATTTCAGATAATCAAATTTATTTTGGTCCTCTTGAATCTATTGATTTATTAAATTCTGGAAGTGGATATGATGTTGTCAATCCACCAATAGTAGGTATTGAGACAAGTAGTGGTGTTGGTGCAGCAGTTGAACCAATAATTCAAGGTACAGTTAAACAAGTTTTTGTTGACCCCCAAGAATTTGACATTGATGCAATTCAAAGTATTTCATTGACTGGTGGTAATGGAAGTGGATGCGTTTTACAACCAATTTTAGGAACTAGAAATAGAGAACTACTGTTTGATAGTAGAGATATTTTCTTTAACGGTGGTGTTGACATAGTAAATGAAACTATAACCTTCAAAACTGCTCATAATTTAGATGACGGACAACTTGTTTATTATGGATCAAATGGTAATGATCCAATTGGTATTGGAACTGCCTTTGATTTACTAAATCAAGTTGATGGAACATTATCCGATGGTGCTCCATATTTTGTAAGGTCTATTAATCCTACCACAGTCAGAATATTTAATACTAGAGTAGATGCATTATTTGGCACTACAGGTATAAACACTGTTGGTTTATCAACTGATACATCTGCAAGCGGTATTCATAAATTTAGAACAGAAAATAAAAATACATTAGTTGCAATCAAGGTTCTAGAGGAAGGTTCAGGATATACACATCGTAAATTAAGAGTAAAACCTACAGGTATATCAACATCATTGAATGTTGTTACATTTAAGAATCACGGTTTTGAAAGTGGTGAAATTGTTGAATATTCTGCAGAAACAACAGCAATACAAGGTTTAACAACAACATCCTCTTACTTTATCAACAAATTAACAAATGATACATTTCAATTAGCAGATGCTGGAATTGGTGGAACTTCTACAGTAGATTATAATAGAGGAAAATATGTCAATTTCACTTCATCAGGTGAAGGATTCCAGATATTTAATTATCCTCAGATAAAAGTGAATGTTGATGTATCTTATGGTTCAACAATTACAGGTGACATAATAATTACTCCAGTTGTTACAGGTGAATTGATTGGTGGATATCTCTATGAACAAGGAACAAACTATGGTTCAACTACACTTGATAAAGAAGTTGTACCTAAAGTTACTATTGAAAATGGAAAATTTGCTGAGTTTAAACCAATTATTGTAAATGGTAGAATCACTGATGTTGCAGTTGTAAACAGAGGAAGAGAATACAATTCACTTCCAGATATTAAAGTAATATCAACAGGTTCAGGAGCTGGTGCTGTTGTTCGTCCAGTTATAGAGAATGGACAAGTAATTGATGCTATAGTAACAAATACTGGTATTGGATACAGTAGTGTTTCTACAGAAGTTAGAGCATTTTCAAGAGGTTCTAATGGAAGTTACATTGCAAGAGTAAGAAGTTTAACTTTGAATAATACTCACAGATTTGGTGATTCATTCTTATCAGAAAAAGAAGATTCTTTAAAATTTAGTATTTTAGGTTACTCTCAAGAGATAGCAAATAATTTTGAAAATACATTCAGTGTAAATTCAAATGGTGAATTCAATCAGATAACTGGTCACTCTCCAATTGTAGGATGGGCATATGATGGTAATCCAATATATGGTCCTTTTGGATATTCAGATCCTGCAAATATTAACTCTGATTTAAAAATTATACAACCATCATACGTAACTGATATTAATAGGGTTGAAAATCGTCCAGCAGGTTATACAGCAGGATTTTTTGTAGAAGACCACGTATATAATGGTACAGGTGATTTAGATATTCATAATGGAAGATTTGGTAAAACACCAGAGTTTCCTAATGGTGTTTATGCATATTTTGCCACTGTTGGTTTAGGAACTGGAACAAACAAATTAGAAGGACAATATCCATATTTTATTGGTAACACTTATCGCTCACCATTTATTGCAGAAAATCAACTATTAAATCAAGATTTTGATTTCAATAACTCAGGATTAAGAAGAAATACACTACCATATAATGTCGATGAAAAATTTGCAGGAAATGATTTTGTAACAGAATCTTATGAAACAATAAGACAAATATCTAAAATTGAATCTGTAACTAAAGGTGGTGTTGATGGATTTACCATACTGAATGGTGGTACAGGATATAAAGTTGGTGATATTACTGAATTCGATGATGAAGGTACTAATGGTTCAGGATTCCGTGCACAAGTTGATGAAATTGTTGGTATTGGAATATCTAGAATCGATACTACAATTACTCCATTTGAAGGAGCAGTATTTGAGTGGAAGAGTGGAAGTGAAGTTCAGGCAAATTTCCTACCATTCATTGAACTTAATGATCAAACTTCAGTAGCCATATCTGGTTTAAGCAGTTCAATTGTTAATTTAACAGATTCATTTAGTGTTGGTATTAAGACTGACAAAATTGGTCTTGCAAAATCTATGACTGTTGGTGCTGCTGGTGGTTTAATACAAGACATCTATGTAACTGAAATACCCAATACAATTGCTATTGGTGGGTCATTAAGAGTTGGTTCAGGAAATACATCTGATATTGAATCTTTACAAGTACTAAATTTATTCCCATTGAGAAAAGTAATAAGAGTATTAAGACACGTTGGTATTGCTCATACTTTAGGTTCTAATGTTGATGTATTAAACAATAGAATTAGTATTCCTGTTAAGACTACTAAGTTTACATCAGAAGTTAATGATATAGTGTATTTTAATGGTCCACAATCAGTTGGAGTTGGAACAACATCTGGTGGTGCAATTAATGTAGATAGAGTTACTGGGGAAATAAAAGAAACTGTTTCTATTCCAACTAGAACAATACACATACCAAATCATCCATTTAAAACTGGACAAAAACTTGTTTTACATAAAAGAGTTGGTGCAAATAGATTTGATGTGGGAACAACTCCACTTGTTACTGAATTTAAATTACCATACTTAGGTGCTAATGCAACTGAGGTTTATGTAATTAATAAAGGAGAAAATAATATTGGTCTTGTGACATCAAGAGTCGGAACTGCAACTACAAGTGAAGGATTATATTTCTATAGTAAAGGTTCAACTTCAGGTATTTCTTCAGGATTATACAATTTCCAAACAGCAAAAGATCAAGTAACTGGTGATGTAGATAAGATTGTAACCAGAGTATCGACAAATGTTGCAGCAGCAAATACCACAACTCACAATTTAGTTGAGGGCGACATTATTAGAATGAATGTTGTTCCAAATCTTAATGTTGGTCTTGGTAATACAACACCTATATCCGTAAATTATAATGAAGCATTTGAAAAGTTAATTATAAATCCAATTTTATTCAATGCTGCAGATGTCGAAACAAACCAGATAGACTTAGTTGATCATGGATTTGAAACTGGTGATAAAGTATTCTATGATGGTGGGGCGACTGGATTGAGCACAGGTACCTATTTTGTTAACAAAGTAAGTAGTCGAAGATTCCAACTCTCTGAAACAATTGAAGATAATAGGGCAAATCCAGTTAGAACTGTAAATATTACTGCAAATACTGGTGGTAATAATCAATCAATCGGATTGATAAATCCAAGAATTGATGTTGTTAAAAATTCAAAATTAAATTTTGGACTAACAAGTAGCACATTATTAAATTTTGACTTTAAATTATTCTACGATAGACAACTTACTAACGAATATTTAAGTTCACAAGACTCTCCTTCATTTAATGTTGGAACTGGTGGTACGATTGGTATAGGTACAAATAATACTGACCCCATAGGTGCTGGTCTGACTGTACAATATTCTGCATCTTCACCTGGTAGATTATATTATGGATTAACAAAAGGTGGATTTATTAGTACTGCCGATACTGAGGTTTCTAATTACTCTGAAATAAGATTTATTGATAGTAAGTATAATGGAGAATATAAGATATCTAATGTAACTCCAGATACTTTTGATATTTCACCAGAAATACCTGAGTTCTTAAGTTATAATTCTAGTGATTGTGAAAAGTTAGAGTATTCAACAAAATCTACTACAGTTCATGGTCAGATAAAAGATTTAAATATCATATCTCCTGGTTTTAATTATAAAAAATTACCACAATTTAAATCAGTTAAGAGCACAAACGGAACTGACGCTAACATAATTGCATCATCTAGAAATATCGGAAGAATCAAAAAAATAAGAATAGTTGATATTGGATATGAATATTCTTCAGATAAAACCCTAAGTCCAGAGGCATTTATATCACCTGTTGTAAATATTGATAATCTTGATATTATTGATTCAGTTAATATTGTAAGTGGTGGTGCTGATTATATGAGTACACCTAATTTACTAGTATTCAATCCCGTAACTAATACAGTTGTAGATACACTTTCACTACAGGCATTTACACCTAATCAAACAATATCGAAAGTAGACGTATTATCGCCAGTTACTGGATTAGATTCAGTTGTTCATAAGATTATCTCAATTAATAATTCTAATGGAGTTGGAATTAACTCACTTCAAATAAGTAATTCTGGAGTTGTAACTTGTTTCCTTGAAACTCCTATCAATGGATTTGAAAATCAACCGTTTGCAGTTGGAGATCAAGTTTATGTTGAAGGTATACAAAGAGTCGGAGAAGCGGGAATAGGTGCCACACAGGGTGGAATATCGACTAATACTAGTGTTGAAGGAACTGGATATAACTCTGATAATTATAACTATCAATTCTTTAACGTAGATGACTATATCGTTGGAACACAATGTATTTTAAAGTTTAGTACAGCAGGTGTTACAACTAATCCTGGTATCGCTAAAACTTTCCAATCTGGTTATGCTACATTAATCAATAAGAAAAAGTATCCTGTTATTGAACCAATTCAATCAAGAGGTGTCTTTGAATTGAAAGAGACTCTAATTGTTGACAGTGTAATAACAGATTTAAAAGTTATTGAAGTTAGAAATGATTATATTAAAATTGATGGTAAATTCAAAATTAAAAAAGGTGATAGAATAAAAGGTGAACTTAGCAATGTATCTGCTGAAATTACAAGTATTGTTGATAATCAAGCTAAATTTACCACTGATTTTTCAAATAGACAGGATTATGGGTGGTTAGATGATATTGGTAAACTAAATGAAGACTATCAAGTTATACCTGATAATGATTACTATCAAAACTTATCTTACACAGTTAAGAGTTCAGTTGAATGGGAAAAATTTGTAAATCCAGTCAATCGTTTAGTTCATCCATCAGGATTGAAGAATTTTGCTGATACTGCAATTACATCTAATCTTCAAGTTGGAGTTGGAAGTGTTCGTGAATCAAATCAGACTGTTGTTTTAGATGTTGGTAATGTATTAGAACTTAATGATAAGCAAAGAGTTGATGCGATTAATAATTTTGATTTTGCAAGAGATTTTGACACTAGAGTTAATGGTTCTAAGTTTTTAACACTTCAAAATAGAACTCTTACAGATTTCACTAGATGTAAAACTAACAGAGTTTTATTACACGATGATATAAGTGAAAACTTCTCAAGTGAAGGATTTGAAAGTACAAATACAGTTATTGAACCACTCATTGAAGATTTTGGAAATTATCTTGTACAAATTGTTGATCCTGATAATTTTGATACTCAATTTACAGAATTAGTCACATTAACAACTGAAAGCAATGCATTTATATTAGAAAAATCCACTGACTTTACAACAGTAAAATTAGGTGATTTTGATACTGAAATATTAGCAACTGGAACTAAAAATTTACTATTTACACCTACAGAGAAATTTACTAAAGATCATGATATAAAACTTCTTAAAATTGATTTTAATACAGACTTAACAGGTATAGGTACAAATGGAATAGGAAGTGTTGATTTGACTGGTGTAAATGCAGGTATAGGAAGCACATCAGTTGGATTTACTACTACTACATTTGCACAGTTCCCTAAAACAGATTTTAATTCATTATATGCAACTATTTTTGTTCAGGATAGTGTAACTAAAGAAATTAATTATAATGAAGTTATTGTTGATTTTGATGGTGTTGATACAACAATTGCTGAAACATACATTGATACAAAAACTGAATTAAGTAGTAGTGTAGTTGGGGTAATCACTGCAAGATTTGAAAATGATTTAATTAAACTACAATGTGAGAATGATAGAGTAAACACTCTTGACCTTAGAGCAAATATTGTAGGGTTGGGAACAACAACCACTGGAATAGGAACTTATAGATTCTCAGTTGCAGGTCAACCAGAGGGTTCAGAAAGAAGTGCTAGATTAGAATCTGGGTATGTTACTGGGACTGCAAGTACAATTACATATGCTACACTAAACAAATTAGTTGATAGTTCTGTTAAATCGTTAGTTAGAGTTTCTTGTGGAGAAACTTCTGCTGTTCATCAAGTCATATCGATTCGTGATGTTGATGATATTTTGACAGTTCAATATCCATTCGTATCTGCTGGATCTACTACAGGTATTGGTACATTTGGTGGTGAGATAAGTGGTGATAATATTAATTTAAGATTCTACCCAGATGCAGAGTTTGATTCTTTAATTGAAGTTCAATCATACAATCAGATATTGTATACAGTAAGTGATTTTCAGAATACTCCACCAGATTTAACTTATGGTACAGTAAATCAACAAATATTGTTGACAACTTATGATGGTGCTGCAGGTCTCAGAGCAAATAAGAAAGATTTTGTATTGAAGCATAAAGAAGTTCCAATTTACTCTAAAACATTTAATCCAGTAGGAACGATAAGCACAACTACCAGCACAATTAATATCAACAGTCATTTCTTTAATGATAATGAAGAATTAACATATACTCCAGATTCAACATTTATTGGAATTGCAGGTACAGCAATTTCCATAGGATCAACAGCAAATATTGCTGGAGTAGTAACTACTTTACTACCAAGCACTGTTTATGCAAAAGTTGTAGATGAAAATCAATTCCAACTATTTACAAGACCTGAATATGTTGCCACAGGTGCTGCTGTAACATTTACAGGAATTGGTGCTGGTAATGCACATAAGTTGTCTATGAGAAAACAACTTACCAAAACTATTATTGGTTTGGATGGTGTTGTTCAGCAACCTATTTCTTTCACTTCAATAACACATAATTTAGGAATCTTTGATGGATTTACACATAATAATGGTATTGGTATTGGACTATCACAATTTGTATTAAGTGGAATTGGTTCTGTTGCACCAAGAGATTTCCTTAAAATTGATGATGAGTATGTTAAAGTTACAGAAGTTGGATTTTCAAGCACACCTACTGGAGTTATAAACGATTCGACTGATGTATCACTTGGTATTGCAACTCTACCAGTTGTTAAAGTTGATAGAGGACAATTAGGTATCGCAGCAACTTCACACGCAGTAAACGCAACTGCAAGAGTTCATAGAGGAGCTTTTAATATAGTTGATAGTACAGTGTTCTTCTCCGATCCTCCAAAGGGTAATAATAGATCAAGAAGAGATGAAACTAACTTACCTTTTGTAAGAGCAAACTTTAGTGGTAGAACATTCTTAAGAAGTAATTATACAACTAATATGTTGTTTGATGATATATCAGATAACTTTACTGGTATTGGTAAGACATATTCATTAACCGTAGGTGGTGCTAATACTTCTTCTGGTATTGGCGTAGGAAATGGAGTTTTATTCATCAATGGCGTATTCCAGACTCCTAAAACTGTCAATAACACTGGTAGTAACTATGAATTTATTTCAGACACAACTTCTGGTATATCAACTGTACAATTTAGTGGTATCACATCTACAAATGGAGATTTCATCGTATCAGAATTTGATATAAATCAAAACCAAGTTCCTAGAGGTGGACTTATAGTTTCACTAGGTTCAACACCAGGTACAGGATATGCACCATTACAAGGTGCTAAGTATAAAGCGTTCAAAGATGCAAATGGTGGAATTACAAGTGTTGTTGGTATAGCAACATCATCTGGGTTTAATCTTGGTATTCAAACTGCAGCGTATGATAATATTACTGGTATTATTACAGTTACAACAGATAAAGTTCACGGATTTGCACTTGAAAGACCTAATACAGTTAAACTGAAGAATCTAGAATTTAGTTGCGTTGGATATAGCGGAGTTACTACTACAATATTCCAAGATCATGAAAGACCACTATTCCTAGTTGGTATAGTTTCTGATAGAACATTTGAAGTTCAAGCAGGACCAAGCACAATATATCATACTTATGTTGGTGGTGGTGAGGCATTTGAGTTCTTTGAGGATCTTACTTTTGGTTCTGGATATAGAAGTCCTGTATCGATAGGTGTTACAGACCAATCATATGAGCATAGATTTGTAAGTGCTGGTATAAATTCAATTCGCAAGGGTAATTTTGCTGCAACAGGTACTAACGCATTTACTGCAACTAACGCAGTATATACATCATTCTCAGGTCAACTTGTATTAACAATACCTAATCATGGTTTATCCACAAGTGATACAGTTGGTATTGATACTGGTGGATTAGTATTTAAGTGTTCTAAGGATAACTTCTTCTCTGATCATCCATATCCTCGTTCAGTATCCAAGACAAGTTTCCCTAATTCAGATCCTATTGCTGGTATTCAAACTGCAATTGTTGCAACTACAAATAATACAATTACTTTAAATGTAGGTGCTGGTGGTGGCGGTGGAACGGGTGCACAAATATCTGCAGTAGTTGGTGCAGGTGGTACATTAGCACTAACAATTACTTCTGCTGGTTCAGGATATGTAAATCCTGAAATTATTATACCAGAACCAAATTATGATAATTTACCAGTTATTGGTATATCAAGAGTTGGGCAGGGTCCAACTACGGACACAGGTTCAAACTTATTAATTGATGTAAAAGTAAGTGCAGCGAAAACAACAGTAGGTATTGGTTCAACAACTTTTGAAATATCTGAATTTTCCATTGCAAGACCTGGTCATTCATTCAAAGTCGGTGATAAATTCAAACCTGTTGGATTAGTTACAGCAGCACATCTATCTTCACCAATACAAGAGTTTGAATTAGAGGTTACTCAAATATTCCAAGATAAATTCTCATCTTGGCAATTCGGTGAAATAGACTTTATAGATTCAATAGGTAACTTACAAGATGGTTCAAGAACAAGATTCCCATTATTTTTCAATGGACAATTACTAAGTTTTGAAAAAGACCTTAATAATGCTCGCTCACAATTAATTGATTTGAATGCTGTTCTTCTTATATTCATAAATGGTGTGTTACAAGAACCTGGTTCTTCATATACATTTGAAGGTGGTACAA